TGCTTCTCCTCTTAATTCTTTATTTAAATTTTCTTTAACTGTTTGATAGTGAGGTTCCCAAACTTCATCAGAAACTTGTAAGTAATCCGCAAATTCTATATCATTAATAAATATTCTATGATTATCTGTAATTAATGTATACACAGGTTCTACCTTATCAGTTAAAACTGCATGCTTACTATTTTCTACTTCAATAAATTGCTTATCTTCTAACACCCAGTGTGATCCAGAAACTTCAACACCCAAATAATTATAAATAATTTCTGGGGCACCAGTCATTGTCATCAATACTTTTCCACCTTTAGTGTTATCTCCTACTTTAAGTTCTTCTATAGGTTTTGTAGTATTATTTTGCATTTGAATAGGAGTTCCTATTACGAAACAACGTCCACCAGGTCCATCACCACGTCCACCAGGTCCTGATCCTTGTCCGCCAGGTCCTGATCCTTGTCCGCCACCACGTCCTGCTCCGCCTGCTGGGCCTTGTCCTCCAGACCCATGTCCTGGAGCATTACCTGCACCACCTGCTGGGCCTTGCCCACCAGATCCGTGTCCTGGAGCATTACCTGCTCCACCAGCAGGTCCTTGTGCACCAGATCCGTGTCCTGGGGCTTGTCCAAATCCAGCACCAGTATTTGCGCCTCCTGTAGTACCTTGGGCTTGTCCGCCTGCAGGGCCTCCTGTAGCTCCATAATTACCACCCGTAGATTGCCCACCTGCTGGACCCATTGCGCCAGTACCTGTGCCTGGAGGTGCTCCACCAAAATTACTATCAGTTCCTCCAGTTACACCATGTGGATTAGCTTCCACTTCCGAAGGTCCTACTCTACCTGGAGGTGGTAATCCTTTTCGTGATCGTGGATTAGTTATACCAGCTATCTCTGCAGAAGTTTTATTCATTCTTGCACTAGCTATTAAACCTTCTTTATAACTCTTTTGTTGGTCAGATGTCATACTAGCATAAGCAGCTTGAACTGATTCATATCCATACATTGCTCGTTGTGCTGCTCTAGACATCTTAGTTATTTCAGATGTATTATTTATGACTGATCCTACTTTCATTGCTAGACTATAATTTTGTATAGCCTTTAGCATTTTATGTGTAAAACTTTCAGGATCTACTTGTTCCCCAGTTTCTGTACTATAATAATTACCATCAAGTCCAGTTACATAACCACCTGGGTCTGGGTCTCCCCTACTTGGATCTCCACCTCCACCTCCACCGTGACCAGGACCACCTTGAGTTTGTTCATAAGGATCTGGTTCTGGCTCTGGTTCTGGAGAAGGATCTAGCCAACCCATTTGCTCATCAGGTCCACTAGGTAATTCTGTAATAACATCTGTAAATGGATCCTCTTCATCAATTATACCAATACCACTACTAGCTGGTGACTCAGAAACATCATACATTACAGTCCATTGTCCATATGTTGGACTCTCTGGATCATCATCTTGATTTAATGTTTGGGTGTATTCTGGTATCCTTCCTGTATTAGGATCGGGTAATGGTGGGGTTGCCTGTAGTGTCATTATTTAAAATACTTTCTTGTTTTATTATCTTTACTGGTTCTGAACTGATCTTGGAGGCATACCAGCCGTCTGAGAGAAATCAGTTTCCCCTGGCTGCGGAACATTTCCTGTTCCGATGTTGCCACCTCCAGCTCCTGTTGCGTCTGCTGGATTTGCTCCTGGAGGTATTCCTGAAGCAGGTCCCATGCCGCCTTGTTGTTGATTAGTGCCTGTAGTTTGCGTGTTTCCATTTGTCATCCCCATTATTTGTGCGAATAGTTGTGCATTTTCTGGATCATTAATTAATTGATCTGGATCAATATCTAATGATTTAGCAATTTCTTTTAATACTGAATGCCATCTTACAAACGGTGCAATATTTGGATTGTTTGCTGTTTGCATAAATGTCATCAATCTTTGTGATCTAACTTCTTTTTGCATTAACGAAGATGTACCTCGTGCTTTAATTTCAAGATCACCTTTTATTGATTCAACATTATTATTAAATTGCATATTCCATGCGAATAGTGCTTCACCAAGGGGTTTTAATAAATAATCATCTATATTTTTTACAACTGTTTTAATACTTAATGCAGCAGCTCCCATCAACATTGACATACCAGCAGCAGTTCTAGTAGTTGATTGTACTCCTGTTGCTCCATGTGAGTATGATGGAATACCTGTTGCTTCATCTGCTAATTGTCTGAACTTGTCAAACATTTGTAAATTCTCTGTGGCTGTATTAGGAAACTTTAATCCATTAATTGCTGTTCCTGTTACACCCGACTGTCTTCTAAATATCTTACCAGGATGTATTGACATATCTTGTCCTGGTACTAATTGAGTTTCATCTATATCAAATACTAAATTTCCTGCTAATGCTAAATTATCAATAGCCATTCTTGCATGGCCATTCATTACCATTTGTGCATCTTCCATATTTTCTGGAATACCTACACCAAAGAATTGATATGGATTTATTTCATATGGGCAAACACTATAAGGTATTCTATCAGGAGTAAATGGATTAAGTACTAATCTAATAAGTTTACCATTACATACCCAAGCATTTATTTGAAGTTCATCTAATTCTTCTAACTCTTCACCAAATTCAAGACCTGCTTCTTCAGCAAGATACTTATCCATTATTCCCCAGTATTCATATACCTCAAATCTATTTTTTTGTAAATCATCTACATTTTCTCTATCAAGTAGAGCAGTTTCAAAACCACGAACTTCATAGTTTGACCCCATTTTTAAACATTCAGATATAGCCTCTGCTCTAAAGAATGGGCGTTTAGTCAATCCTCTTAATTGTGTTCTATTAAGGGAATGCCTTTGAATAACATAATCACAATCCTCTATACTAGTAGCATCAGGGTCTGGATAAAAATCCCATACACTTACTGCCTCTAACTTTGGAACAGTTTTAAGTTTAGGCTTATATACTTGTTCTTGATTTTCTGGATCTTTTTCCCAACTATGTAATACTTTTTCATCAGTAAATGGACCTTTTAAAACACCAGTACCTAATAAAACCATTTCAAAAAGAACATGCCGTAGCATTGTTATTGCAGAAGTTTCTTCTAATTGATCAGTAATTAACTTTTCTAAATTAGCAGCAGCTTCTCTTGCTGGTTCTATATGAGGTATTCTTGGAGATTCTGGAGAAGTTCCTTCAGTAAAATCTACACCTTCATAATCTTCTTGTAATCCACGAAGTAAATCTGATGTTGTTGTACCTGGTAATACTTCTTTTCCATCACCAGCAAATCCATAAATATCTACAATATTTCCAGCTGTAGGACTTTTATCTTCATCTTCAGATTCACCTTCTTGTTTTACTCTAGCAAATTCTGCTATACCATCTGGTACAGAAGTATGTTCTACACCAATTGGAAAAGTTCCACTAGAAAATAAAACTTCTATTAGTTGACCAAAAGCTGCAAGAACTTTTGTTTTAGTTATTTTAACAAAAACTCTAGACTTCTCCCTTTCAGTAAATGACATATCCGAACCATAAATTCCTCTATAGTTACGATATGCTCTTAACCACCTACTTTCATCGAAAGTACGAGCATCTTCTGCTTTAAGAAAGCGAGACTTAATTAAACCTTCAAGATTAGAAAAATCTTCATTAGAAGATATTTCTGACTTGGTTTGTTCATCTATGCCTATAACTTGATCATCTGATAGATCTATTCTAGCCATTTAAATTCCTATTATTTATCGTAGTCTCGTTCGTCAGCCTTTTTAAATACGCTTTTATCTACCATGTTTTTAGCCTTTTTAGGCATATCAACATTTTGACCGCCAACTTCGTCAGCAGGTAGATTATTAGCAGGGTTTGCAGACTTAGAACTATTTCCATAGCCACTATTATTTTCGTCTAAATCACCCATTTTATATTCTTTTAATATGTTTGGCATTTATTTCTCCTTAGTTTTAGTTTTTTTTAAAGCTTCTTGTATTAATTTAAGAAACCAGGGATTGTCTCTAAAGACAATATGTAAAGTATTAGCAAGATTATTTACAACAGTTTCTTCTTTATCATCTTCAGATAAAGGATTATCTTTTTGAGTTAATCCACTAACATAGCAACAGGCATGTAAACATTCATGAATTAAAGTATTAATTTTATCATGTAACTCAAGCCCGTCATTGATTTGAATAATATTTTCTTTTTGTAAATATTGTCCATAGCAATCTGTTAAATTATCTTTTTTAAAATCTGGGTTTTCTATTTTAATTGTTAAGTCTGAAAACCCAACTCTTAGTTTTCTATTATGTAGCTCCATTAATATCCAAACATCCTATCTGCTGGTTTATAGTTTTCATTACGAAATGACGAAAGGCCACTTCCATGTGGGTTAATGGGGCGAGACATGCAGCCGTATCTTAATGCATCATATGCATGATCTTCTGCATGTGTATCAACGTCTTCTGGATTGTTTTTGTCGCAAGGTAAAAGTGGTAGTGTTCGTATTAAATTTAAACAATTATTAAATACAAATAAAGATGGTTTAAGTCCATCATTAGTTTCTCTAAGTGATAATCGTTTATGTATCTCCAGCTTTCCGTTGATACGACTTCTTGGTGATCTATCAGATGGTCTCCATCTACATCCTGCAGTAATCATTGTTTCTGCAATGCTTGGACCAACATCACCTCTTCTAGCCCAAGTACTTGAATCGAGTATTCCATATCGAACATACTCATTATATTCCAAGTTTAAAACTTGTTGTGCAAATAAATCTGCTGTAACTTTTTTTGTATACAGTTCTCTATAGATCCATAAATTATTATCAAAATCTATAGCAAACCAAAGTACACAAGCAGGTGAAGAATATCCCCAGTCACATGATCTAAATTTATGCCAGTTTCTAGGTAATTCAAAAGGTTCAACTATATGAACATCCTTACTGAATTCTGGAAATGATGCATTTTCATATGCACCCCAATCTCCATCTAAAAATTGTTTTCTTTGCACTTCAGGCAAAGAAGCTAACATAATATAATAATCCTCTGTTTGCATTAAGTAAGGATTATCTTGTAACTTAGCTGGTATAAATCTTCTAGTTATTTTTTTATTACCAGCTGGTGTTTGTATATCAATATCAAATCTTGTATTAGGTACTGCTGGATCTACAAACATTTCTTTAACCCAAGTAGATCCTACGTTGCCTGGGTTACCTGTAGCTCTCATAAATACTGGTATTTCAGGATCAACAGATCTAAGTGATGATCTTAAAAAATTATATATATCAGGAGTTGGGTATTGTGGTAACTCATCTACTCCAATCCAGGTATATGATTGTCCTTGATACCTTAATGCATCAGTTGTATTTTCAGCATAACCAAATTCTATTTTAGCTCCTGATGGAAATCTCCATTCTTTTTCTTGTTCTCTCCATTTTGCACCAGGAAAAGCTTTTGAATATAATCTTTGTGAATGATTTATTAAATCTCTTAACTCTGGCATTGATCGTCTAAGTAACAATGCACGATGATGAGTTTTATCACAGTATCTTAATGGATCAATAAGCATTGCATAAGACTTACCACCACCTCTTGCTCCACCATAAAAAACTTCTCTCTCTGAAGCTGCTAAGAATTCTGTTTGTGGTCCCTTATTAGGTTCAAATATAACTTCTTTTTCTTTAACAGCATCTTTTATATTTGGTGTAGTCTTTTCTAATTCTTCTTCAATAACTATGTTTTGTTTATTCTCTAATATATTATCAGCTTTTTGTATTGCTTCTTTTTTATTTTTTAATTTTTTCTGAGCATTATGATAACTATCTTTAGCTTTTTGTACTTGTTTAGCTATATCACTGATACTAGCTTTAGCTGATTTTTTTGCTTTGGCTATAAATTTTTTCTTAGGTTTAGGAGGTTCAACATCATTTACCATTACGTTTATTATCTATTAATTTAGAAAAATGTTTAGCAAAGTATGCTGCATCTTGATCTTTTTTAAACCTTATTAAAAGCTTATTATCTTTTGAATATTCTAATGCTTTATTAGTAGAATTAAATTTATGCAATTTACCATCTTTCATAACTACATTTGGAAAAACATATGATCCTTTATCATCACTACCTGATGAAAGCCTAACTGTTTCATTATCTTTTGTAGTAGGAGTATTTGGGTTTAGTGCTCTTGAAAGATAGCGTGGCTTTGTATTTAGTTGATTGTACATTCTTGTAACTCTTTTCAAAGGTACGTTTTTATTTTTTGGCCCACTATTCACTTCTATTTAATACCTTTCTTAAACCTGGAGCAGATATATATCTACCTGTTTTTCTTTTCATCCATCCAGAAACTTCTCGATAGGAGCAACTTTTAATATAATTCTTTGCTTGCTCTATTGCTTCAAGTTCTTCGGGAATTGGTTCTAATAATTTATCATCCTGTTCATTTACTTTATATCCAAACGGAATAGTTCGTGCAACTCGTTTTTTAAATCCGAGAGACATTAGAAAATAATTTAACCTTTTTTACTTTTAGGCTTACTGTTTTTGGGGATTGGTTGTAATTTAGGTTCTCTCGTAGCTCTGCTATCAATAAACCCAAAGTCCGCCCTACTTGCTCCAATTTTGGCACCAGTAGTTTCACTATACTTTTTTATTTTTTTCTGAAGTGCTCTACCTGCTTTTGTCCCATATGCAATTCCAGCAATTGCACCTTTTAGTGTTGGTCTGGTTGCAGTACTAACTTTATGTGGATTATGTTCTTTTTCTTTTATTAATTTTGCCATTGTTTATCTCCTTTAATTATTATACCTCCTTGGCAGGTAGTATAAAGATACCATGTGCTACTTTAGCATTGATATCTATTTTTTCACTTTT